AGGAACCAGCCAAGGATAATGAGCCGTTGAAGACCTTCGTCAATACCGAAAGGCGTAAAGGCACGCGCTATTGGAAATTTTACGATCAGGATGGAAAGGAACTCACTCGGAGGAATGTGCGGGTTTTCGTCGATAGGGGCTGGAAGAACTATCAGACGGACAATCCTGAGCTAATCTCCCGACTAAGTGACTCTATTGTCAACGAGGAACCACTAGCTGTCATTGACGCGCATGGGACCGAATTGACGTACGGACACTTTGATGGAGATTATAGTGAGACACGCTACGTTGAACCACCAGAAAGAGCACCCACCACGAACTTTTGGTCGGGTCTCCTGAAAACACACCCTGAGACCTTGGGTGTGGGTTGGGGACAATGGAATCTGTGTGTATTGCAAAACCTCTTGAAGGTATTTAGTGATGGGGACTACCTGAACTGCGGTGTGGTCCTAGGGCCTTGGATCATAACTACAGCTCACGCTGTACGTGACAAGGTTGATATCACCGTTGAGAATATCCCTGGAGAAGAGGCTCATGTCTCCATTGACAAACTTTCTGATGTGGACGATGACTTGCTGTACTTTAGGAAGCCCCAGAATATCAAGGGAAGCAGGATGGGTTTGAGATCCCCAGAGATGGGTGAGGCCATAACCCTGATAGCTTTCACTTCTGGTAAGGAGAAGATGCCATCCATTGCCCATGGCAGAGTCTCCCAGGTTGTGGGAAAGCGTGCATACGCGACCTACGACAGTGTGGCTGGCAATTGTGCTGGTATTGTCATCGGCTCCAAAGATGGGAGTTGTGTTGGGTTTCATGTTGGTGGAGCTGTTGTTAAAGGAGGACAGAACAGTTTCATTCATCTTACCCCCGCTCTCATCAAGGAGATTCGCATGCCGCTTCCTAGGAAGAAGAAAGTGGCTGCGATTGAATCTGTTGTGCAATTCGTGAACGAGGATAGTTCACCTGTGGACCCACGCGTGGCGGCCCAGGTGCATCAAGGGAACGAAGTGCAAGACCATGGTCCGTTCTGTGAGCAGAAACTTGAAGGCATCAAGAAGTGTCCTCACTGTTCGTCCATGGTCAATGTCCGAAAGGGTCAGTTGGAAGTTGTTCACGGCTATGTGGTTCTGGAGGGAAAGCGTGTCATCATTGATGTACACGGCAAGGTGTCAGTGGCACCACCCCAGAAACCCGAGCCTGAACCCCCTAACCCTGAGGACATGGCTCAAGAGGGTCCTGCGCAAGCAGCAGACCCGCCTGCATCATTTAGGCAGGCCAAGGAGGCAAAGGACGGCACCTCCAGCCAAAAAGTCGCGCCACCCAGGCTCTCAAAGACGGCCAGGCGTAATAGACGAAGACGTCAAGCAAAGAGAGCCAAGCGAGCAGCAGCTTCTGCTGGGGCTGAACCAGACCAAGGTTCCGGTGTCAAACCGAAAGCCCAGGATGTACCTGCCGAAGGCGGGACTGCCGGCGATGCGTCGTCAGGTGTCCCTCCGGATAAGGTGCCCTCCCTTCTCGCTTGAGGGTCTGTCACGTCAATATCGAGACACACCGTTGGGCTTAAAGTTCTATCGCAGAACAAAGCCCGCCTATTCGGATACGTTGTTTGTGGTTGGCGCCATGAATAAGCGTAGCAGTGTGAAATCGAGGAGAGTCACGGACCCCTGGGTGGCTGAGTGGTTTGAGGCCCGCAATATCACCGTTCAGGGGTATGCGAAGGCCCAGATCACTTATAGTAACGTGATGTCACGTTGGTACAGGTACTCGCGGAGTCAGGAAATGGCGGAGAATAAAGCTGCATGGCAAGAGTCTTACTATTTCATGAAACGCGAATTTGGTGCTTATGTCTTGGGGAGCAGGGTTGTGAGTTGGCAAGAGGTCGTGGATAACATTGATCCAATGACCAGCCCGGGAGCCCCTTGGAATGTGACGTACCACGACAAGAGTTTTATTGAAGAGGACTGGTTTAAGGTGTATCTCATGAAATTCTGGTCGGATCTGGAAGACGGTGAACCGTTGGCTCTATGGAACATCTTTGGTAAAGAGGAGGTTTTGCCAACCAGCAAGGTTGAGACTGACGGTTGCAGAGCACTAACCGGTGCACCGGTGGAGCATGTAATCTGTCAGGGGCGTTTGTGTCAGGACTTTAACGAGAAAATGTATGCAAGCGCTACAGCTCATGCCAGCTGTGTTGGCTTTTCCGAGTTCCATGGAGGTAGGAATCAGATAGTTAGAAGGATGGAGAAGCATTTGGATGGATGGGAGAGCGACATCAGTGGTCAGGATGCCTCTACAAAGATCCAATTCTTCCAAGGCACTTTGCAACTGCGCTTGGAATCTCTAAGGAAAGAAGATAGGACTGTAGGTAATTGTATACGGATGCTGAAATTGATTAATTTGATGATCTTTGCTCTGGCAGTTGATCCCCAGGGCGAGATCTGGCAATCAAATGGTGGCAACAAGTCTGGGCAGAGCAACACCGTTGTAGACAATACCATGAATGCGTTCAGGGTGTTGGCTTATGCTTTTGTCAGGCTTCGGCCTGATGACACCTACACATACGCGGATTTTCACGAATCTGTTGCAGCGTTTATGTATGGTGATGACGCCATTTGGAGTGTGGCAAGAAAGTACCAATGGTTCAGTGGCTACAAGGTGGCTTACGTGGCTTACACTGAATTACATATACTACTTAAGATCCCTGAGAACTTGCCTAAATCACCTCGGGACTTGTCTTTCTTGTCTGCTTCAACAGTTTCAGTAGACGGTGTCTATGTACCTTATCGACCACATGAAAAGTTCAAAGCGTCATTATTGCTCATGTCTACCAAGCCACCCTCTTTGGCTGCAACCTTCGAGCGTCTTATGGGCTTACGTGTTGCTCACTGGGCTTGCCCAGAGAGCAACCGTTTGGCTAATTTGATGTTTCGAGATTTGCGGAATGAGCTTATAGTTGACAGGATGGACCCATTGGTGGCGGTCGTGATGAGGTCTTGGCATTCTAATCAGGAGATGTTACAATTATATACGGGAATTGAATAGGAACCAGCGACTTAGATTAGCTTCGGTGAACTAATAATCGCTCTCTGAAAGGAGCATTTTCCGGACGGAGGTTGGATAGGAAATAAGACCTAGCTAGTGAGGACGCCTTTTCGGGAGGATACATTGGCTAGAGCGCCTAAGGCACACAACTCGTTTGATGCTGGTTGGTTACCAGTTGAGAGCGAGGCGCAAAGACATGAGGACACACCCATTGGTGTAGAGTGTTGGCGCGGATGACAATTTGTAAGTGCTGTAGACGATGCGATGAGGGAATGGAAGGAAGTATTTGCCGACTGGGACCAATCAACGATGTCCTGAGGCCTACGTTGAAAGCTATCACTCGTTGCCAGCGAGATGTTTTCGACGTCAGGATGTAAACCCGGAGTGCTCCGAAAGTTTTCTTATTTGGTCGTCCGCTCGGTGGAGTGGGACCGAAACAAAATAAAAATAATAAAACAC